CATTGACTTCGATGACAAGAACACCAGTCCCCGTTTTTATTTCTGTAAATCGGAACTGCGCATCGACATCTATTCTCGCTGTTTTTTGAGTGGCGAAAACAATGTCGAAGGCGTGGGTTCGATTGCCGACTTGAATGATTTTCTCGACGACACCATGCACGCTGTCGCTGCGGTCATAGAGCCTTGCCCGTATTGGAACGGGCCCTATCAAGGACTTGTAAGCAGGTGTGTCTTGCGTTCGTACTCGAATAATCTTTCTGCGCGGTCCGAGGCTTCCAGGGGTGCGGCAACGCTAACTTTCGAGGTCTCGTTTACGGCGAAAATCGACCGGACGGCCGCTACGAAAGAATTTATGCGAGCGAACAATGCGGTTAAAACTGGCAGTCAGTCGATGGACTTTACAACCGTGCTGCGGCCTGGTGAACCTAATCCTGTGCAACAGGAAGCGAACCCGACCGAAGCCGAAACGGCGGATAATTCCGCAGGGAACGAAGAATGAGTATTTCTTTTGAACAGATTCCTGCTGATAATCTTGTCCCGATTTTCGCAACCGAATTCGGCGGCTCCATGTCCGCCAAGTCCGGCGCGATGCCGTGGAAAAACCTGATTATCGGCCAGCCGTTGGCATCCAAGATGGATGAGAACGGTTCTCTTACCCTTATCACCAGCGACGAACAGGCTGACGCCCTGTATGGTGCGGGTTCGCAGCTTGCGCTGATGGTCAAGGCTTTCCGCAAGAACACCAAGTCGAGCGAACTCTGGGTGCTCCCGATTGCCGACGATTCTACGGCCGATGCCGCTACCGGCACGCTGACTTTCACCGTCGCTGGCACTGACGTGACGCCGAAACTCGCTACTGGTGGAACGGTCCGCCTGATGATTTCGGGCCAGTCCTGCCCTGTGAACGTGTCCGCAGGCGACTCCGCTGCAGACATCGCCACGAAGGCCGCTGCGGCCATCAACGCGAAGACTAACTTGCCCGTTACGGCTTCCGCTTCGAGTGGCGTCGTGACCCTCACGGCAAAGAACCTGGGTGCATACGGCAACGGCATCGACGTTCGCTGGAATCATAACCAGGGCGAAGTTCTCCCGGATGGCTTGAGCATCACGCTTTCTGCAATGGCAAACGGCGGTGCGGACCCGTCCTATGAGGACGCCAAGGTCAAGGAAACCTGCGCTGGCAACTGGTTCAACATGATTGTCATCGGTTCTTCGGATGCCGACAACATTACCTACATCAAGGAAATGCTCGACGAACGCTGGACCGCAATCGTGCAGCAGACTGGCGTGATGTGCTTCAGCCTCAACGGTGGTGCCGAGACCGATTTCACTACGAAGGCGAACGCACAGAATTCCCAGGAGATTGTGATTGCCGCGCTCCCGAAGTCCCCGACTTCCGGTGCCGAGAAGGCTTCCGCTCTGTTCGGATGTATCGCTCCGAAGGCCCTGAACGATCCTGCCGCTCCGCTCCACAACTACGCCGTCGCCGGCGTGGTTGCCCCGCGTCGCGACGACCGCGAGGACTTCTACGGCAACAACAGGCTGCTCAAGGCAGGCTGTGCCGTGATGACCGCCGCCGAAGATGGCAGCGTGTTCACCAGCCGTATCGTGACGACCTACAAGCGCAATGCCCAGGGCGTGCAGGACAAGAGTTACATGCAGCTCGAAACCGTGCTGACGCTCTCTTACCTGCGCTGGGATTGGAACAACGCTCTTGCGCTCAAGTATCCGCATGCGAAACTCGCTCCGGATGGCAGCAAGTTCGGCAAGGGCCAGCAGGTGATGACGCCGTCGCTTGGCAAGGCCGAACTCATTGCCCGCTACAAGATCTGGGAAGAGAAGGGCCTGGTCTACGATAGCGAGGGCTTTGCCCAGAACGTTGTCGTGGAACTCGATCCGGATGATGAATATGCCATGAACTTCTTGATTCCGGCACACCTTATCAAGCAGTTCTTTGTGTCCAAATCTAAACTGGTTTTTGATTAAGGAGGTTGACAATGGGTGACGAAATCGAAGTTGTCGGCGGTGAGTACGAGTTCAAGATCAACGGCTTCCTGTATAACCTGAAGGGCCATCCGAACATTGAGTATGGCGGCAAGCACTTCGAGCCCGTTATGGGCCCGGACGGCGTGCTGCTTGGCTACAAGTGTGTCGGCAACAACCCGAGCAAGATTTCTGTTGTTCTGACTGATACGAGCGACCTTGACATTGTTGAACTCCAGCACATCAAGAACGCCACTATCACGCTCAAGAAGCCGAACGGCAAGACGTTTGTCATCGAGAATGCAAGTTGCAGCGCCCAGGTCACGGAATCGTGCGAAGAAGGCGAGGTGAGTTGCGAATTCTCCGGCAAACCTGCTGACGACCAGAAATCGTAGGATAGTGTCCTTTCCTACGACCTCCGCACTTCCGGTTGAAGCAGTGCGGTCCAGCGTGATTGCTTGGGCCGCACTGTCCGGGATCAACACCCGGATGCGGCTTAATTTCACAAATCCATAAAAGGAGTAAAAATATGGACTACAGACTGATTAAGCCGATTACCAAGGCGAACGGCGAACAGATTGAAAGCGTTACCGTCAAGGAATCCTTTGTCGGCAAGGACTTGAAGGACATCGGGAACACGAAGGGCGAAGGCGATGCGCTGATTGCTCTTGTCGTGTGCGCTACCGGGCAGTCTTCCTCCGTGGTGCTGAACATGGATGCACGCGACGTGAAGGCTATCGGCGGCCTTGCCCGCCCTTTCTTGGCAGGTGGCGAGGCCTAGGATTTGACGACGGCTTTGCTGCACTGGCGGGTGTTTTCCATTGGTCCTACGACCAGATAATGGCCCTCGATGCGGAAGCCTTCGAGTTTAGCCTGAAAGCGGTAGAAAAGTATGCCAAGTGGACGAATCCAAAGAAGTGACCTGTTCGCGGGTCACTTTTTACGCTAGAAAAGATGTATCTAAAAACAACTTTTTTGTATTGCTGAATTTTATTTTGAAACTATGGCAAATTCTCTGTTGGTAAAACTCGGTTTCAGCGCGGACAAGGACTCCATTACCGGAACAGTTTCCGGGATTGGAAAAATCGATTCCGCGATTTCCGATTTACACAAGAAGATGAAGCAGACGTTCGCGGTTGCTGGCGTCCAGATTTTCGCTTCCGGAATAAAGTCTTTGGGTTCTTCCATCAAGAGCGCATTCGACAAGAGTTACGGATTTGCAGAAGAGTATGCAAAGTCTGGCGACAAGATTGCAAAGACTTCGCGCCTTGTCGGACTTTCTGTAAAGGACTACCAGGCTTTTAGTTCTGCCGCGAAACACGCGGGAATGTCTACCGAGGAGATGGATGGCGCTCTGCGCAGGTTCAATGTAAGCCTTGGCAAGGCTCGCAGCGGTGACAAGACCGCCTTCAAGATGTTCGACTCTATCCTTGGCGGAAAGAAACTTGCGGATTTCAAGGATACTCCGTCGCTGATTGCGGCGGTTGCCGATAGTTACCAGAAGTTAGGATCTGCGGAGCAGAAGGCATTTGTTTCGCAGGAACTTTTCGGCAAGAGCGGACTGAAGATGGCGGAACTGCTTTCGCAGGGCGATGAAGGCATCAAGAAACTTATTGCAGATTTTGAGTCGCACGGTGGCGGGTATTCCGAAGAGGGGGCAAAGAATGCGGAAGCGTTCAACGATGCCCTGCAGGACGTTCTTGAGACCGTGAACTCGCTCAAGATTTCCGTTGCGCAGGAACTGTTCCCTGTTTTCATTGACCTGTTCAAGAGCGTGCAGGGCTTTGTCAAGGACAACCGCGAGGAACTGATGCCTATTGTAAAGGAGATTTTCGGCCGTACTGCAGAGTACGTCAAGTCGCTGCTTCCGAAAATTCCCGCAATCCTGAACACGATTTTGTCCATTGTCCAGGCGATAGGCCCCGGCACAATAGTGTTCGTGACGAGTTTCGTTACGATCTTGCCTGCGATTGGAAAAATCCTTTTCGGACTATACCAGATGGGCCCGATATTCAAGATTATCGGAGTTGCCGTCAAGGGCATTTTCACTTACGGCCACGGCTTGCTTGTCGGGGCAAAACTCCTGGCAGGCCT